CGCTCGCCCAACTGCCAGCCTCAACGATGTGTTCGTCTTTCAGTTCTGGCCCAACCAGGTAACAGACAACTACACCCCGAACTGGGCCACGAAGCAGATTCCTGGCGCTAGTCATCCGCTCTACCAGTGGGTGAGCGGAAATGGTCGTGACATCTCGTTCACGGCTAACTTCGTGTCTGAGGTTCGCGAGGACAGCTTCACCGTACAGGGCGCGAGCGCAAACAGCTCGTTCACCGCAAGAATACAGGCAGCAAGCGCCGGTTCTGCAGTTCGCGCCCAAGAAACCCTGGGTGCGGCGTTTTTACCGTCGTCACGCTACACAGTGAATGTGGCTGGCGCCATTGCTGCACTACAGCAGTACCTCTATCCTACCTACTCCGACCACGACGCGAACAAGGGCATCACCAGACCCCCTAAGAAGCTGGTGCTGGTGCTACCGGGAACCAAACTAGGTCGACAGGAGGGGAACGACGGCATTCTCTGCATCCTGAAGGCGGCGAATGTTACGATGGAGTCGTGGTTTCCGACCGGCGAGTTAAGGGCCGCATCAGTAGCCCTATCATTCGCGGAGATAATCCAGTACACGTCAGGCGAAGGGACCAACATCCGCTACATTGGCGCCGAGGTCTACAAGGGCCTGGCCGACAAGTACGTAGTAGACAACGTCTCCGTGAGCGCTCCAGCAGACCTATCCTTCTGAGGTTAGAACATGAATCCATTTGACACGAGTGTTCGCAGCTACCGGTTCTACGAGCGAGATACGGCTAGTGGTGGCACAGCCCCAAACCTGACGTTGGATTTCGCCGACTGCAAGCTGGTCTTCATCGATAAGGGAGATGGAAAGACGAACTTCAACAGTCAGGGCGTGATCGTCGCCAATGATCACAACACCAACGAGATACAGTTCTCATTCGACGGCATCACCGTCGAAGGCGACCTTCTACCTCAGGAGTCCATGAACTTCTTCACCTTCCGACGAAAGGTGATCTACCTCCGAGGCGAGGCTGGCGCCGAACCGTTCCGAGTCTGGGCCTGGTAGACGAGTATGTCGATAAGCCTTTGCCCCCTGGTAAGCTATAGGCCGAAAGCCCGAGGACAGTAACATGCTAAGTCGTGGTGGCGGCGCAGTCGCATTCCAGAAGGTCGTGAGCAAGGTCTCCGATCTGCCATCTCCTCTGGACGCCGAGCCGGGTTCGCGCATCATCGTCCGAGAGACCGAAGAGGTCTATGGGCTCAACCACACGACTCGCATGTGGGAGCCCATCGGCACCCTCAAGAAGGTCGGTGGTAAGAGTCCTGAGGAGCTCGGGCGCCACGTTGATACCGAGGGGAACCCGCACAAGACAACGCTTCAGGATGTGCTCGCCGCAGGGCAACAGGCATCCGTTGACGGCGAGATCCTCATCACCGGCAAAGGGGCGTCGCAGATCCGCCTACTCTCTGGCACATCCGCGTTGCGTGTCGGCCCGGACGTCGGCAACAAGGACGGCGTCTTCTGGATCAACGCAGGGCCTGGCCGAACGACCATCCTTCGAGTAGTCAACTCGGATGGGGCTGACCAGGTCGTGCTCGGCAGTGACGGATCACTCACATCGAAGGGAGTTGCGCGCTTCGAAGGTGGATTCAAGGGTCCGGCACACTTCGAGGACGCTATCACAGCGGCTGAGGGTGTAAACAGCGCCGAGGGCTATGACCTCGTACTATCGGGCGACAAGGGTGTAATGCTGCGAGTTGGGGGCCAGGAGCGAGCTTTGTTCCTGGACGACGGACTAGCCCTGAGGGGTAACTTGTCCGTCAAGGACCTGAGCCTCACCGGACAAGTTCACGGGAGCATTATCCCGTCCAAGCCCGATCTCAAGCTCGGCGATCCAAACGCGCGATGGTTGGCAGCGTTCGTGGGGTCCATCAATGTTGGCGGTCAGGTAATGGTGAAGGTGCCAGCCAACAGCAAGGATCACCCATTCCAGATCGTCAGTGACGTTCCCGGCGACAGTGTGGTTCTCACCGCTGGTGGGTCGCTTGGGCTCGGAACAGACAGCCCGGAGGCCCGCCTCGACGTTCGCGGCCGTGTGCTAGTCGATGGTGGTCTCGCACTGACAGGTTCAGGCCTGGCGTCCAGCGGTTGGAGTGTTCAGTTTGCCGACACCTTGACCATCGCGCACAACGGCATGCCGGCCATCACGGCCGGTGCTGATGGTACCGTGCTGTCTAGTAACACCAAGATAGCTGGCGATCTGGTCGTGGTCGGAAAGCTCGCCCTGGGCAGCCTCTATGGACTCAAGCACGAAGAGATCGAGTTCAAGGGTGGGTCGGCGACCTACCGGGCCTCGATGCACAAGTTCACCGGGCCGATCAAGGTCGACACCACCGAGCCGCGCCCACTGGATGTCCCCGGTCTAACCGTCGACAACGGCAATCTGCTCGGCCAAGGCGACATCAAGGGCTGGAAGTCGGCTCAGTTGGATGAGAGTCTCGTGGTCGGCACCACCACGATCGTCAATGGCACAATCGACGCTCCAGACGGTCTCACCGTTCGCGGGCCGCGACTCGTCGCCGACACACTTCACCTCCGCAACGGATTGATCAAGTCCCACGCGCTTCGTCTTGAAGGAGCGAATGGTTCGGCTGAGTTCTCGATGGGCGGCCCGACCTGCGGCCTGACGTTCGAGGGCAAGCGCTGGGAGGTCAATGGCATCAGCCAGTTGACTGCAGACGATGTAAGCACCAAGGGGCTCAAGGTCGAGGGCGGCGCCATTCTCTGCGGCGGGGCCGCCAACTTTAGCAAGCAGGGCCTCGCACTGACCGGCGTTCTCAGTGTCGGCGGGCTAGGATTCAAGCGGCTCGAAGAAGACCTTGAGCTCAACGGTGTTCAGGTCGCCACACAGTTCCAGTTGCCGGTCGGGGTTCGGATTGAGGCGGTGGTCGTCAAGCTCAAGAGCGACGTGTCGGGAGCGAGGTTCCTGCAGGTCGGCGATCTCGCCACGCCTGATCGGTTCGCAAGCCCCAACACGTCTCTGCGGACGGGTTCTGTAATCCGTGGCCTCAACCACTGCGACCGAGGTCAGTCCGTCCAACTCACCGAGGGACCAGTTGTGATCTCTTGTGATGCTCCGGCGACCGGTAAGGTCCACGTCACCGTCTACTTCGTCGACCCAGCGGCGCTCTAGCCTCGGATCGACGATGCTTAGGGGGCCCTCGACTCTCTGAAATCGATAGACTGGAGGTCCAGGAAAAGTTATGGGCACCTTCGGTCTCGGCGGTCTACACAGGAAAAGCACTTAGCTCTACCCAGTACCCACGGCTGCGTTTCTGCCGCCTACAGCCATTGATGGTGCCGTAGCTGTCGCCCTCGATACCAATGTCGGCTACCAATAGTACGCGGCACTCCCGGGATGGATCGCCTTTTCCGGCGGCGGCGGCGGCGCCGGCACTAGAACATTCAACGAAATCCTTACAGGGACCATCAACGGCATCAACACGGTATTCACGACAACTGTTGATTTCGTGGCTAACTCGGAGTCGGTTTACTTCAACGGGGTGAGACAACACCCAGGCGCATCAAACGATTACATTATCTCGGAGTCGGGCGGAGTAGGTACCGGATACGACACAGTGACGTTAGTTGTGGCCCCACGAGCAAGACCAAGTCCTAAGGTCGATGACCGGGTTACGATAGATTACGAACCCGCGTAGGAGTGGTGTAAAAAATGTCCAGGACATTCATCCGTCAAGACACGCAGATTCAGTCGAGTGATGCTTACGACGATACCGTCGCTCCCTCGCTGGCGAACTTCGAGACAAATCCGACGCACATCGAAACGGACCTCAACAACGTCCGGTCGATGCTATCGCACCTGCTCGACGTTCAAGTCGGTAATTGGTATGACGTTATCTCGACGCCGGTCACACTAGAAACCGGCTCGCAACGAGGCGTCAGTGACCTCAACACCGCGCTGCACCTGGTCGAGAAGAAGCGCATTCTGCGGGACGTCTGCAATCTCGTGGACATCACCGTTCCGGCTTCTGTTACGGCTACGAGCTCGATCGTCACTGATGTCCAGGCAAACTACACGGACGGACAGACGTTCGCACTGATTGATGCGACCGGTCAGACCATCACGTTCGAGTTTGACACAGTTCCCAACGGGGTCGGCGGTGGCAACACAGCTGTTGACATTTCCGGAGACACTACGGCCGACAACGTCCGAGACTCGATCATCTCGGCGATCAACGGTGTCGGCGGCACACTACTCATAACCGCCGGCATCGGCGGTGCCGGAACTGTCTCGTTGACGCAAGACGTCGGCGGTTCGAGCGGTAACACGAACGTTGCCACGACCGGCGGCCCTCCCGGCACCTACAACGCTTTCACTGGCGGAACTGGTGACGTGGTCATCCTCGGGACTGGCGAGCTTCCGACCCAGACAACCGCCGCCGTAGGTGCTGTCACGACTCTGGGAACCGTCGTAGCGGCCCACACGGGGATCTTCGGGAACATCACTCTCGACGAGGTTTCGGGACCTAACGCCGTCCAGCCCAAGAACCTGATGCAGATCGTGGACGGGAATACCAGGGACCCGATTCTGTCGTCGAGCCGCACCGTTTACGGCCTGCTGCAGGGCGAGTCTGGTGTTGTCGACGGCGCGACCATTACAGACACAACCACCACACGAGTTCAGATCAGTTTTGTGCGGATCACCTCCAACGGTTCGGACCTGGAGCGTGTTCCGGCATCAGATATCGCTGGAATGACAATCAACTACTGCACCCGCGAGCGGTGATGCGTCCAACGAGGCAATCATAGACTTGTCGCATGGAAAGGTCGGCGACGAGAACGACATCGTGCCGCCCGGTGGGTTCTGGAGAGCTATGGGACACAGTCGATACTACCCAACGCCGACCAACCCGTTCGGGCTATGGGGGACACACTCCGCTGACCTTTCAGGATATGTTCCCATCGTCACCGTAAACGAGATCGAAAAGATCGAGCGGGGTTACGCGACGTCTACCGGTGGTGACTACGAGATCGACTACAAAGCTGGGACCTTGACCTTCTACGAAGGAGTCGAGGCCGATGACGTTGTTTCGGTCACCTATTTCTACGTCGACGGCACTGGTGAGGGAAAGCTACTTGTTGCGCCTGGTGCAGGTAAAAAGTTCTTGATCGACAAAATCGAGATCCAAACAACAACCGATGTGGTCATTAAGGCTGACATGGTCAGCAATGTTTACGTCGACTCTAGTGTGTTCGGTCTTCCGCCCGGCACTCCGATGGCAGGGCGTCGCCCGACGATCCTCAAGAACTTCAAAGACGTTCACAACTGGGCTCATCTGATACATCCAGAGAGTCAAGCACAAGCGGCTAATGACCCGCGCGGGCTCCCAGCCGCTGTTAGAGTCCACGAGGTTCGTTATCTCTCTGAGATCCCGTTGCTTTCGTCAATGGGCGCTACCCTGAAGACGGCGATCGTTGGCAACGTCCCGTTCGAGGGAACCTGGGCCTCGGTGGTCATTTACGGCATCACCGATGTTGAGTAATAGCTCATGGTCGTCAAATAGAGCACCGGTTACCTTCTAGTCCAGCCCATGTGAGTCTGTTAGAATCCCATACACCACTGATGCTGGACCCAACATGAACATCGAAACCATGCCTGGTCAGATCGTCGCCCTGAAGCTCTCCGCTTCGGACAAGCACCGCCTCGTAGCGAAGGCCCTCGAAGCCGAGATCGCCAAGAAAAAGGCGAACCTGGCTCACGCCGAGTGGCAGATGGCAACTGCTGTGTCCGAAGCCGCAGGCGACGCCATGGCCGCCAGATTGAAAGTGCCCCAGGAGGCACAGGACGTTACGATCGACCTGAACGAGGGCGTCATTCGGTATCGTATGCCCGGCGTCCCGCCAGTGGTCCACGAAGGCTAACGAGGTCACTCCATGGCTACTACCAAGCAAGTACTTCGTCTTCAGAGTGACCAGACACTAGACGATCCACAAATCGCCACGCGTATACGGCTCAAGGATTTGGCCGCTACGAGAGCTATCCAGCTTGTTTGGATCGAGCCGGCGGCGGCCGACCGGGACATCACGTTCAAGGACCCTGGCGCGAACGACTCAGTGGTCTACGAGAACCTGGCCCAGCCTCTCAACAACAAGACGCTCGGCACCCCGACCATCACGGACTTCACCGACGCCCAGCACACCCACGCTAGCGCGGCGCAGGGTGGGACGGTGGCCCATTCCGACATTGGCACTCCAGACGCCGCAGATGACCACCAGCAGTACGCTAGGCTGGCGGGCCGCGTTGGTGGGCAAGTCCTGATCGGCGGTAGTGCGGCCTCGGAGAACCTGTCCCTGCAGTCGACTTCTGACGCCGCGCGCGGCGACATCATCGCGATCGACGACATCGTGATGGGAACCGGTAAGGAGGTCACTGGGCTTCCCGCGACACCCAGCGGGCCAACCGCTGCTGCGTCAAAGGCTTATGTCGACCTGGCCATCTCCGGCGGAGCTTCGTGGAAGGAAGTTCTCCTCACATCGGACCAGCTAGACAACACGAACGATGGAATAGCCCAAGGTGTCGCGTTCTACCTCGTCAACACCGCCCAGATCGGTGACTCGATCACACTAGACGACGATATCGCAACCGAATCGTGGGTGTTCGCGGGCGTCTCAGCACCTAACCAGCCGGCAGTCGGTGCAAGCGCTCTTGACTCGATGACCGACCTGGCGGCCCGTATCAATGCCGACTCCGCCACCTGGGCCGCAAGCCTCTTCACCGGCACACTACAGGGGATCAACTCTGCGACCGGTGATGTGGTCGTTATCTACAGGCGAATTCCGGCTGCCGCTACTATGGACCGTGTGTTTGGCGTTTTCGCCACCCCGGCCGATGCTCAGTACGTCGACTTCGGCGGCGCGTCTGACTACCGTAGCAGCATCAGCGCCAACCTGCCGGCTGTGGATCCCACAACCGCCAACTTCGGCATCGGTCGTGTTACCTCTGGTTTGACGCCGAACGAGGCACACCTGGTTCGGGCCGAGGACAGCGCCTACATCTGGAACGATGACGCTGGGGTTTGGCAGCTCAGCGCTGGTGCTGTGGCGCTGGCCACGTCTGGATCGGGCGGCGGTGTTATCGGCCAGTCGACCTTTGACTCCGACAAGGGTCTTTTGGTCGCCGGAGGTGTGGCCGAGGTCCGAGTCGATAACTCGACAATCACTTTCACGGCTGGTCAGCTCTCTGTTGCTGGTGGAGCTGTTCCCTTTGGAACCTCCGGTTCTGGTGGTGCTATCGCCGGTAAGGTCACAGCAGACTCTGATAAGGGACTGGAGATCACTGGCGGTCCAGCAAACGCCATCTTGGCTACCAAGGTGGACGGCATCACGATCACACACAACCTAAGCGGTGAGCTCTCGGCGAGCGGCTCTCCGCTCGCTCCCACCGGAAGTGTTTCTCACGGCGTACTCCTGACCCGTGACATTGGTGGCGTCGCGGCCCCTACTGCTACCTTCATCTCCACAGACATTCCGGTTCAAGACTACATCGACGGTTCTACAACCGGTCAGTTGTTCGATTTCGTTGTGCCAACCGACTACGACGGCGGTGATATCGAGCTCCTAGCCTCGTATCAGATGACCACCGCCTTCGCCGGCGCCATCGTACTGGAGACCTACGCCAAGATCGTCAAGGCGTCTACCGGATCTGTAGACACCGTTACTTTCCCGCCCGTCTCCGCGCTTCTGAGCCCTCCTGTGACGACGGACCTAACTCGTAGCATCATCAAGACACTACCAAACCCGTCTGGCGCCAATTACCAGCGCGGCGACACCATCCAGTTCTATGTCAAGCGACTGGGCGCCGACGGCAGTGATGCCCACACCGGCGATTGGCGCGTCGCCGCTTTCGCCTACCGCTATACAGGCCAAGTCAGCACACGGCTCATGGAGCCGGTTTCAGACATCTTTACGCCGGTTACCGGTGTCCCGTCCCCGTCTATTGACCTCTTCTCCACTGACATCCCAGTGCTCACCTTCTCCGACGGCACGGACCAGGCTACAGCAGCCCTATTCGTCGTCCCGGACAACTGGGATGGTATTAGCGACGCATTGTTTCGGGTTCAGTACGCGCTCGACACAGCAGCGGGCGGAACGGTCCGCCTCAACACCTTGGTCAAAGTAGCGGACGTTGCTGGGGGCGCGGTTGTTGTGCTACCAGCCATCGACTTCGACCGCACAGTAACAGCCGACACCGACCCGCACAGGACCGAGATCATCAGGTCAGTGCCTGGCGCCTCGATGACGCCTGGTAGCGTCATCCAGATAATCATCACACGTGACACGTCGGTCGGTGGTAACGCAGCAGCTGGGTTCCAGCTCATCAACGGCACACTGGCCTTTGGTGTCACGCCTGTCTCCGGGATCTCCGCGACCGGCGAGTATTACCTGGACGACCCGGTCGTTGGAAACCTCTCCGGAACCGTGTTCGCAGACTGGCAGTATCCTGCCTACGGAGGTGACTTCGAGCAGTTCTTCCGCATGCGCTCTACGGCTGCGGCCGGCGTTGTCCACGTCGCATTTGCGGGCCGCCTGGGAACAAGCCAGGCGACCATCGACCAGATAGCCGTGAACGTCAAAGGTGTCGACACAGGCACAGTTCAGTACCAGATTCACATCTACGCAGAGGGCTCTGGCGCTGTCCCCGTCTATTCCTCAGTAGCTGCGACACCTCCTGGGGCGTCGACCTTGGTAGCGATCACTGGAACCTCGCTGAGCGCACAGCCGACCGTCGGTAAGCGGTTCTTCGTAGTCGTTGAGGCTACTGCGATGGCTAACGGCGAAGAAGTCCTGGTGAGCAAGCCTCTGGTCAGGGTGTCGTAACACGCCCCCTTGTATAGTGTTGCGTTGGTAGTCATACTTGAAACCAGGTATGACTCATAACGAACTAGTCAAGATCGCCAAGAAATGGCTTATCAAGGCCAGAGCATGCGTCGTCGTTCTTACAGAGACTCAGGCCCAAAGTGGGGAAATCCCTGATGTCATCGGATGGCGGGGTCAACTCTCGATTCTGATTGAGTGCAAAACATCGGTGACCGACTTCCGCCGCGATCTGTCGAAGTGGTATCGAAATTCAGGTCCGGGAATAGGTCAGCATCGGTATTTCATGGCGCCGAAGGGTGTTATTCCCCAAGATGAAGTTCCCCCGGGATGGGGACTCCTTGAGGTATCTGGCGATACGGTCAAGACCACCAGGAAGGTCGACCTTCTCTACCTGGACGAGCATGTCTCGGCGGCCGAAGTTCCACTACTTGTGGCGGCCCTGAGGCGCACGTCGATGCGCGCATCAACAGCTAGAAACCACAAAAAAAAGGGGTATAGTCGGTCTCAGCAAAGGAGCTCATCGAAATGAAGGAAGCACTAGCAGGTCTCATTGGGTCCAAGAAGGCGCTCGCCGCCATCGGTGGAGCAGCCGCTTCCGCCCTGGCACTCTTGGCAAGCAAGTACGGCTATGGTCTGGATGCTGCAGCTACCCAGACATTGATCCAGTCGATCCTCGGCCTCGTAGGCCTCTACATCGTCGGACAGGGCGCTGCTGACTGGGGCAAGGAGAAGGCCAAGGTCGAGGCCGCAGCAATGGAGTTCGCCATGAAGGCTCACAAGCTGGAGCTGGACGAGCTCGAAGCGGACGACGATGATCTCAAGGTACTGACCGAGGACATCTAGATCGTGGGAATCTTCTTTTGCGGGACGGAAGGGTGCGCCGGCTACTTCTGCAGCGTCGACATGTCCTTCCGACCACACGCGCTCCACTGTGAGCACTACGTAGCGCCACAGAACGCCCCTGAGGCGCCGTCTCAGGTCGAGGGAGTCTAGTCCTCCTTCGCCGGCTGCCAGCGCCCTGCGAGGACGTCTCTGATCCATGTCAGGGCGTCCTCGTAGCTCATCATGCGGCCCGCAAAACTCTGGTAATCAGACAAGGCCTTGGCAACGCCTTCGGGCGAAACCTGAAGCCCACGCCGACGATACTCCTGGATTTGGAGATACCAGCCACGTAGCTCCTCGTCCCGCATGAAGGAGAGGTCCGTCAAGTAACGCCCAAGCCACTTGGTGAGCCCCATATCGAGCTGTCGCTGAGCGTGAAGCTGTTCATGCAACATGATGGCGTGGAACAGCGGCGATCCTGGAGGATGCTTCTCCAACCACTCGTCGAGGTCCCTCACGTAACAGGACTTTCCGAGCGTTGTGATCCCGGTCCCAGGATGCATGACGCTCTCGCGTATCTGCTCTAGGGGCCGATACTGTGAGTCGAGCTTGTGGGCATGGCTGCAGCCACTGACCAACAGAACGACCATTATGAGCAATCTCCGCATCACTCACCTCTGTGGTCATCCTATCATCGATAACTGTACAAACAGAAACGGCGGACCGAAGTCCGCCGTTTCCAGACACCACAAGGAGCAGATCGCTTAGAGCGAGAGCTGAACCTTGCTGTTGACGCCCTGGCCCAGGGTCGCGTCGCTGGAGACGCGGGTGGCCGAGAAGCGGCTGTTGACGGTCAGCCCGTCAATCTGGTGGTTACCCGAGGCGGCGTTCGCCAGCAGTGCAACCTTGTGCTCACCCTTGGTCAGTACCACGGGCAGCTCTACATGGAACTCATGCGCGAGCTGACCGGTCAGATAGGTGTGAGCAGCAAGGGGCAGCACAGACGCGGCCACGAAGCCAGCACCTGAGTCAACCGCGAAGTTCAGGGTGACCAGCTCGGCGGTGACGCCAGTGAGCCGTCCCTGGAACCGGAGGAGAAGCAGCATCTGCTCCTCCTCGACGCGGACGCTCATCTGCGACCCTGTGACATTGGCGGCGCCACCGGTGGGCAGCGTAACGTCTCCGAACTGAACGAAGCTGTAGAGGCTCATGTTGGTTCTCCTTGTTTCCTAGGTAGATCAACCAGGTTTGTTCTAAGCCGCAAGGCTTAGAGACCCTGGTTGCTCCCGTAGTTGGCGTTGTGAAGGCCGAAGTCGAACCGGCCGGTGACACCACTGTTGGCGAGCGTGCCAGCGGTGACCTTGATCACCGAGACGCGGACACCAGCCTCGTCCTCCTTGATGATCAGCCGAGCCAGCAGGTCGGTGGTGATCTGAGCGTTGCCGAGGTAGGCGTTCAGGGTCGTGCTGAGCACGGTGCGGACGACGTTGCCGCTCCAGTCGATGATCTCGACTGCACGAACAGCGGCGTCGGCCACGGCAAGCACAGCGTTCAGCTGCAACACCGCGAGGCCACCCTCGAACTCCTGACGAGTGTAGGGGCGCACGACGTGGTCGATCGTGTTGCGCTCGACCGGAAGGTTGCGAGGCCGAAGGACCTCAAAGGGTACCGCTGCGACATTGGTCACACTGGCCAATGCTGACGGCACACCGTACTGAGTGCGGACTGTCATGATTCTCTCCTGCCCTATTGGTTAGGCGTCAATCACCCAAATGGTGATGCAGCTATCGTAATAGCATCAATGCTGCTAGGCAATACACATCCCTACTTCTTTAGGGAGTGAACCCCGATTGAGAGAGCGCCCCGTGCGCGACTGGGGGGTTGGGCTTGCGTATTACGGACGGAAAGTAAGGACTTAGCCGATCCCGCCGGTTAGCGTCTTCAAGCCAGCCTTGGCGATCATGCCCAGTGAGGCTCCGACCACGCCCATGACCTTACCGAAGGACTCCCAGAAAGTCCGAACTGCGAGAACCTCGCCGGCCACCTTCAGGTTGAGGAGTTGAGCGTGGATGTGCTTCTCCTCCTCAGAGACATCAGCGCCTCCCATTTTCTGGACAGCGAGACGTCCAGCATCCTTGGCGACATCTGCCAGGATATCCTTGACTTCGGCCTTGACCCCATCCCAGGCGCTGCCGAAGTCTTCCTTGACCTGGTCAAGAACCTTGGCTCCAAGGTCCTTGGCAAGATCCTCCAGGCTTCCTACTAGCTCGCTCATGAAGTTACTGCCCTTCCCCGCTAGGAGCGGGCTGGACTGGCTGCTCAGCCTGTTCCAGGCGAAGCTTCCAGGTGGAAATAGTGCGCTCACGGCGCTTCTTCTCGTCGGAGTCGAGAGACTGATCACCCTGCACGTATTGCAGATACTTCGGGGCGACCGCGTCGTAGGTGGCCCGATCAGCGGCAGTGTAGTCCGCGCGGATCAGGTCAGTGGTTGCGCAGCAACCGGCGGTGGACAGGAGTGCGATGGACAGGATTGAGGCGCGTAGTAGCTTCACGATTTCCTCCGTGACTTGGATTATCTGATGCGCAGTCCGAAAAGTCTATCAGGTTACCGGCGTGCCTGGGATGACCTCTACATTATTAACCGACATCGTGAGTGACTCGATGGATACGTCACTTGAGGAGGCATCCATGTTCGTTGACGGGGTCCACCCCTTAGGAACGCAGCCAAACAGGTTGTAAACCCGTCTGGGAATCAACTTATCGCGGCCCGTCTGCACGACCGTGAAATTCCGACGAGGGGCACCTGTTCCCCACACCGCCTGGAAGAGCCACAGGTAGAAGTCCATAGAAAGCGATGTGACTGCAGATTCGATCGTACAATCACCAGCTTTCAGGAACCCAAGGGGAACCTCGTGGGCCCACGGCCAATTTCCTTCCTGAATCGTCTTCGTCTGCATGGTGACGTTCGGGATGGAGATGGACTTGAAGCTCAGCAATTGTCCCTCGGAGGCTCCCTGGCCGACCTTGAATGGAAACGCCACAGGCAGCAGGCTGATCGTGGGAATGTCCAGCAGGTAGAACGAGTAGTTCTGGAGTGGATCTGTGTCTTCGGCTCTAGCCATAACCGCCTCGTGTGAGCATCATTGAGTCTATCAGAATACGTCCGACAGCCGAGGCCTGATTACCCGTATGTTACAGGAACCCCCACAAGGAGATTTCCCATGCGTCTGCTCGAACAGCTCTCTGTTTCAGTCAATCGACGGAACACAAGTAGCTACCACTTCTAGGTAGGCGACTAGAGAGCGGTTCTCTAGGGCCTGCCAAGTAGCGGTGCTACCAAGCAGGAGCTAGAAGTAAACGACAAGCGCAGCATCGAGGCCGCGTTCGCGAAGGCGAACGTGCCTCTGGAGATCACCAAGCGGTCCATCAACCGCCGGCTGATCAACGGCGGTGGCGGGCAGATCGTCCAGATGGGCATCGTCCGTGACCGTCAGGGTAACGAGATCATCCAGATGAACATCCCCGACGGGGAGGACATCAACGTGCGGGCGCTCGGGGCCGACCCTGAGCACCAGCAAGTCGTGATGATGGTCCACGAGCCCGACCGGAAGATCACCGAGCGGCGGTGGAACTCCGGGACGAAGCAGTTCGAGAACGCGACCATCAAGGTCCCCGGTGGGAAGCGCCGCTTCCTGGTGGGGATGGACGAGTGCCACCTCTTCATCGCCCAGATGCCCAACACGGCTGGGGCGACCTCGGTCAAGCAGGCTCACGAGGACCTGCGGCCCCGGGGCGTGCCGAAGGGCCGCAAGGCCAAGAAGCAGAAGGTGAAGCGGACCGGAGAGTGGTTCTTGACGCCCGCGAGCTCCGAGGAGCTCAAGGCGATCGAGGACCACATCAAGGTCTATGGCATCCGCAAGAAGGTTGGGATCGGGTCTCACCTGGGCCGCATGCGGGGTCGCCCGCACGTGGTCAGCGAGTCCGTCGTCGTCGGGTTCCGCACCCGCATCGAGGACCCCACGACTGGTCAGCACCGGATCCTGGTGGCCCGCCGGGGGACGGAGTACGTCCGGGGCCGGATCCTCCACCCCGACCACAAGGTGGTCGATGTGAAGGTCTGGTCCAAGGTGACCATGAACGCCGAGGACCGGGCCGCCGGGGCCCAGTGGGTGGATTAGGAAGTTGATTCAAGGGGCCAGGCGATCACCTGGCCCCGCTTCCTTAGATGCTGGCCAATCGGTCGAGGACGGTGGTATCGATCAGGCCGGCGATAACCACCTTGGCGAGAGGGTACGGCTCAACAGGATCTTCGGCCACCAACACCTCATTCTCCATGTTGTCCAGATTCAGCCAGACCGGGATTTTGAAGAGCGAGCCGACCCGCGCCACCATTTGGCCAGGCGTGGACAGCCGGTCCGCAAACCACACTCGTGGGGCAGAGACCTCAAGTATGGACGCTATTTCGGCGCTAACAACGAAAACAGCATCCTTATTACCGGCCTCACGGAACGCCAACAGCATGAATTGTGGCAACTGCCTGCAGTGCTCTTGCAGCGCGACGCCAGAAGGGGGTGTGTAACGCCAAGATACGGTGATCATTTGTCTTGGTAGCGGAACTTGAGGTGATCGTAGGTCAACAAGTTAAACTCGGGCGTGTTTGGGCTGATGGGCAGCAACGGTGTTGGGTCAAGCAAGTCGCCGGGCGGTTGATCCGTGATCCGCCACCAACCAGTCGCCCGAGCGCCAGACCGCATAAGCTCCAAATGAAGCATGACCATCGGTCGGCCTTTGAACCGTTGAAGAACGGGTGCCACATAACCGATAATGTCACCCTGCTCGACGGATGCACCGACCTTTAGCCCTGTCGTAACCTCACCGTAGACGACCACACCGCTCGCACCCTCGACGAGTACAGCATCTGTAGGACACCACCAAGACGACCCGGCCTTCTCGCCGGTGAAAGGCTCGATGTTGACTACCAAGCCTCTTTCTACAGCAACAACCGGAGTGCCAACCTCGCAGTAAAGGTCTACCCCGGTGTGCCGGTCGAACCGCCTCAAGGCGCCAAAAGAACCAGCGTTATCAGGCAACAGCGGATCAGCGAGTAGCGGCCAAATCCAGCTCACTACACCTCCCTCGCATCACCCAGGTAAACCGGAACAGGATACAACCCGAACGAGAACCGAGGCCAACGTCCGCACGGGCATGAGTAGACGTAGATGTCCTCGGATTCGTTTTCGTAGGCGCCGTATACTCCAGGCGCACGGGTGAGGTCTCGGTTGCACGTGCAGTAGACCGCGTTGGAGTAGGCCGGGCCGCCGTTCTCTTCACAGTAAGGCTTCCCGCGTACGATACCCCCCGGGTGGTTTCCTGTCATGCGGTAACACTCCTCGCGCTTCATTCTGACCCAGATCTCGCCGTGGCACGGATCTCCAAGTGTCTGTCGCTCCCAGTGACCACCCCAGAGTCGGCGGTAGACAGGTAGGAAGCTCAGGCAATGGTCAATGATGTAGAAGGGCGAGAAAAGAACCAGTAGAACCATATTCATGGTGTAGTTCTACCTCATCTGATCTGAGCCAGTCGGTCGAGCGCCCGGACGGTTACAAAGTTGATGAGCCTGATTTTGGCCCGAGGCTGAAGGTCCTCTGGATCGTCGACGATGAGAACCTCATCGGCCCGAACGGCCGTGTTGGCCCAGATAGGGACGCCCCCAAGTCTTCCGGCCGCAATGGAACTTCCCGTTGGCCCGTCCCATAAGAACTCTTTACCCAGGAAGGCCGAGGATGTGCAGATCAACATCGATATGGTCATAGGGTGAGACAGAATCACTCCCTTTCCTCCGGTCTCGAAAAATATCTGCACCATCATGAGCGCTAGCCCTTGCATGTGATCTATGGCGGAGACGCCCATAGGGATGGCGTGGTCCCACATCCGGGTGAAGATCTGCTCGTTCTGCATCTTTAGGCTGCCCTGTCTAGTGTAGACTGATGCTACTGCCGGTGTTACCCGGGCTTAGACCTACCAGCCTACATCACAAGGTCTCACGATGCACCTCCACCGAAACTTCGTATGGACTCTGAACCTGAGCGACCGAGAGCTAAAGGTCATCATCAAGTGTCTTCAGGATGAAGATCTCACAGACGATGAGCAGAGCCTCGTCGACAAGCTGTCCGAGACACTGCCCGAGAACGCGGTTCGCCTAGAGCGGGTCAGTACGGGCCGCAAGCGCAATACGCCCAAGAATTGACCCGTCCGTACACGGAAACGCGGCCCACGAAATGGGCCGCGTCTCTACATCCAACTGAATCGGCGGACTTGACGGGGGCTAGTTAACCACCAGCTCCACCACGATCTTCTTGGCGTAGTAGTTGATGAGACTATGGCTAACTCCGAGCTCGTGGGCGATGTTCTTCTGGGTCTTACCGTCAGCTAGTAGACCAGGGATGGATGCGATCTGCTCTGTCGTGAGCTTGGCATTCCCGTGCCTTTGAATCAGACTGGGAAGTCCCCAGGCGCAGCCGCGCAGGATCGCAGAAATCTGCGCCGGTGTCACTCCATACTCGACAGCCAGTTGCTTACCGGTGACCTGACTGGCTGACTTAAGACCCTTCTGGTATCTGGTTCTGATCTCATCAACCTGTGCACGGCTCAGCTTTGCCATACCGTGGCTGTCGCCTCTAGGTCGGTTTGATGGGTTTGCCTTGAGCGCGGCTTGCATTTTATCGATGTTACGCCTAGCGTAATCTGGATCCCTGTTCCACGGGTGTCTCTCGCCGCGCAGCACCTTCTCTGGATACTTGCGCGTCCAGTGATCATCGCCGGTGGGTGCGGTCTGGCCGCCATCAGCGTCGTTGGTCAGAAGGTTCAATCCTATTGAACTGATGTGCTCGACTTCGAGCTTCAGCGCCTCGGACTCGGTGAGCTTCTCGGCAATCCTGCGCTCAGCAGGACTGAGCCCCATCTTGAGCAGCTTGCGGATCACAGAGAACTTATGACCCTTCTTTCCCTTCTTCGCCTTCCTGATGTGATCGCCGATCCTCGGGCAGTGCCGATCCGAGCCCTTACCCACGTAGAACACCTTGTTGGTGTCTGGTCGGATCAACTCGTAGACGTAGTAGATAGGGGTCGGATCAAGGTCTGGCGAGTCAGGGTCTGCCTGCTGATGGACCCTTGGCCGGGAGACTCCTCTACGGGAGCACCGTACACCTTGCTGCTCCCTCAATCCATCAATGAGCGTGTTCGCAGAATCCTTATCCAGGTTGGTAGCCTTTACCTCCTGGACAGGTGCAATCCCACGAGAGCGGAGGAGTCTCACCTCGTCATACCTGCGACCGGACGCCCCTGTGGCGGCCTCGTTGATGAGCCTGGTAAGACTGCTGTTCTTATGGGACTTGGCGGATTGTCTAGCAACGTGAATGACCCGACCGTCAGTCGGGTCATTCAGCGCGACCACCGAATAGCGTAACGACATGTGAGCCCCAGTATTACTGGTCTCACTCTGGTCGCGTCAGGCTGGAAATTCAACCTAAATTCGAGACCTTCTCGTAACTACGTTACTACCAACTCGATGGAAACTTCCTCAACCGCAAGACTGAGCTCCTGGATCGCGACATCGGAGCTCGATGCATCCTTGTCACCGGTCGGCTTGACAGAGGTCGGGAAGACCTCCTTCAGCTGGATCACCTTCGACGGCGAACCGTCGATGCCGAACTCGTCGGCGATGTGGTACTCCTGGATGGTGATGTCAGAGCGGTAGGTCTCCCCACCGTTGATGCACTTGAAAATCCAGACCAGGAAGTCCGACTCCTTCTTCACGACGCCCTTGCTCAGAGAGCAATCGCCGACCTTCGGAATCCCCGGATACTTCCGGGTGTACTTATAGACACCCTCACGGTACTCGACCATGTCGACCGTGAGGTCCGGAATGCTGGCCGTCCGGAACCCGGCCACAGGGTCCAGGTTCCCGCCGGCCGGGTCGACGACGTGGAAGCGGAAGTTCGTTATGTTACGAGTTGGTCGCACCCACCAACTCTCCTCGACTTTCACCGAGGCCCAGACTATATCATCACCCTTTCTGGGGTGCCGCGCACTTCGGGCTCGCTTGAGCCCTACTCCCTTACGGGATAGTCGTTGAACCTTCCACAGAGCTTGTGGCTTGGCTGCTGATTATCCAATTCCTGAACTTTTCAAGCCTTCACGTTTGATCTTCCGATCTCCGCAGTGGCATCAGGACTCTAAGGACTTCCCAGCAATTCACGCAGTTTTCGCTACCGGATCACTCCGGTAGGCCACTATTCCTAATGGTACAAGTCGGTGTCAACAGCACGTGCCATGACGATCTCCTTTGATCGAGTTTCAAACTACGAACAAACCCTGTCTGACCGACCATCGGCCAACACGCCACGTCGTTTGAGTTCCCAGTAGTCCCAGATCTGTAGGTTCAGATCTGGACGGCTCTCTTGAAGAGCCTTGATCTTCTTCATCTGTTCTGGACTCTCGACCCCCTTGACATCGACCACGGTGGTATCAGCACCGTCGTAGATCCAGAAGTCGGGGGTATAGCGTTTGGGCCTGTCGTCGACCTCGACCTCGTAGGTGACAAGCTCGTAGTCCCACGACATTCCCTGCTCATCAAGCCAACTCGCCATTCCAAGTTCCCAAGTTGACCGCATTTTGAACTTACGGCCGAGCTTGTCTGTGAAACTTAGTCGTGGACCACCACCCCATGCCGCTGGTCGCATACCCACACCGTTGCGCGATAGGACAAGACAGATAGCGGATTGGGAGGTGCCGTAGCGACGAGATAGGGCAATTGTGTCCTCGCCGCCCAAGTAAAGCCGGACCATCTCCGACTCTTCGGCATCAGACCACCGCCTGTTACGGGTGCCTGTCCTATCGACGTCCACACCTTGCTTGTGGAGAGTTTTGTAGACGCAATCAGGCTTAACGTCCATCTTCGCAGCGATGTCGGGCCCGGATACTCCCTGGTTGTAGAGCTCAACCATCTGCATCTGCTGTTTCTTTGTGGTCTTGATATGAGTCAAGTTCTTATACAGTAGCTTGACGCCGAGCTTCTTTGCGCGACAACGCGTCGTCGACTGGTCCCGGTCAAGCTGTTCGGCACACCACTTCCCTCCGCGAGTAGGGTAGTTCTCGCGGATGAAAGAATCGTCAGAAGTGATCCAAGGGCGTCCCATCCTCAACTCGAAAGATCTGTGTCAACGGCTCTGGCCATGTCGTCTCCTGCTTGCGCCTTCAGTCTACCGTGTTGGCAGAGGCTGCATCACTCGCGCATCACGAGTGAGTCTAGCAGAATCGTAGCATGTGGTCCAGGCTATCGATGCTCCGAATTATCTACGCCACTTGGTCCAGGCGGACTTGTTACCGACCAAGTGCTCCAACTGATGAATAAGCTGCACGAACCGTGGGTTGCAGAGCGGTGTCAAACCCCCCTGAGGTGCTCTCAACCTCTGAACACGTTCAACCGCTTGCTGCGGGCCCATGCCAGCGACCTTCATCAAGGTGAGCGCTGAAACCAGTGAGGACCTGTTCAAGCCCATGGCACAAGACGAAAGACATGACTTCCCATCGCGGAGACGATCGCTGAACAGATCAGACGCCTTGTCGGCGCGCACTGCGGTCTGCGTCAGCTCGTCTTTCTCTGCCTGTGGGTTGTCGTCGTAGCCCATTTTGATGAGCTCGTAACTACCGCTCGGGTCGTTCGGCTGGTACTCCTGGGCAAAGAGCCCGATTACGTGAATCCGGCCATCTGGTTGGCGCAAAAGCTGGGTTACATCGGTCAGGTCACCCTGCCAAAGTTGCGCACCAGACCTATGAGTGAAAAGTCGATCCATGTCCTAATTGTATCCGGGGTGTAAGCTAACCAAGGGCGCATCAGCGCTCAATGCTGAATCCTGAATGCTGAACGGGGGTGCGGTGCCGACAGACAGGAGAATGTTGTTCATCGAAGCCCTGGCAGGGATATCTGCTAAGCCTACTCGACGCAGGCGCGGAAGCGCTAGGTGCTACGGGCCACCGTGTGAAATCAACGACTGTCCTGGTCAGACAGTGGGCAACAAGCCTTACTGTCTCGATCACGTTCACCTCATGCCCTACGCGGCCAAAATCCAGGAACGCGAGGCCGCCAGAGATGTCGAAATCGCGAGCGCAGACGGTCCGCCACTAGATGGGTTCGTCGCCCAAGACCTTCTCGGCGCGATCAAGCTGACGCAGTCATCCATACCAGCCCTTGCTCGTGATCTTCGTGTGCCGCAAAAGGTCGTGGACAAGCTGGTGCGACAGCTCATAAAACTCGGCAAGGTTAGGATTCGTCGGTCGAAGCGCAGCGTCTACGTGATCCGTATTCCAGACCCTAGCGACGATTTTCCTGGATCAGCCGTAGAACCTCCGGACGAATCGAGCGAGTGAACCACTCCCCCCGATGACGCCACTCGGCGAACCGAAGGTGCAGCTGCCGCTCAGTTGTGCCGGTCCCATCATCGGCGACGATCACGCCTAGAAGGCGCAGCTCGCAATCAGAACCGGTCTGAAGCTGCGCAACCCGCGAGCTCACGGATCCCGTGGTAAACCCGACCTTGATTCGGCCGGTCTCGACGTTCTCCAGGAAATAGACCTTGGTCATTCGATTCGAGATTGCCGGGTAGAAGAGGTTCATGACTTCTTCTACCAGAATACCGGATCCTGCGGATCGAAACCCCACCCTGACGAACGACCAGTTGCGGCTCTACTTGCGGCCCGAGTCCTGCATCAGCTTCGCGCTGCAGGCTGTGGTCCGCGAGCTTCTGGAGCGCGCGCTGAAGGAGGTGATCGCCCGATGAAGAACTTCGTAACCGATGAGCTGATCTTCATGACGGTGGCCGGCAGCCGCATGTACGGCACCAACATCGCCACGTCGGACGTCGACAAGCGAGGTGTCTGCGTCCCACCTAAGAAGGTGGTCTACGGGTTCGCCAGAAACTTCAATCAACAGGAGTTTCCCAACGAAGACACGGTGGTGTTTTCGCTGATGAAGTTCATGCAGCTTGCAGCTGATGCGAATCCAAACGTCATCGAGCTGCTGTTCGCGCCCGACGACTGCGTCGAGGTGTGCCACCCCACATGGGGGCGCCTGCTGGAGAGGCGAAACCTCTTCCTCACGGCCAAGGCCTATCACACCTTCACCGGCTACGCGCACAGCCAGCTCAAGCGGATCAATGGTCACAGGGCGTGGCTGATGAACCCACCGACACACAAGCCTACTCGCGAGGAGTACGGCTTGACGGAGGCGGGACAGGGCGTGCGCGATCTGGCCCGTGGTATCGACCTCTCCGAGATCAGCCCGGAGACCCTCCAGATCATCGAGAGGGAGAAGGCCTACAAGGCTGCCCTGACCACCTGGAACCAATACGAGAAGTGGAAGACGGAGCGAAACAAGGACCGGGCCGCGCTAGAGGCGGCCCACGGATTCGACGTCAAGCACGCTATGCACCTGGTGCGGCTCCTTCGGATGGGAAAGGAGATTCTGACCACAGGATCGCTTCACGTTCGTCGGCCCGACGCCGCCGAGCTACTGGCGATACGCGCCGGTGAGTGGAGCTACGACAGGTTGGTCGGAGAGGCTGAGACTCTCAAGGCCGAGCTTGACGAGGTATACGAGAACAAGACTTACGTGGTACCCTTCGGGGCCCCACACCAGGAGATCTCGGACTTCTGCATCGAGCTCCACGATTACCACTGGGCGAACCACGCCAAGAGCGCCGAGGACGAGTGAGGCTGTGAGAAACCTTCAGCATCTCAAAGAGCCGGACCTCAAACCTGACCGCTTAGAGGCCTGGAGAGCTTTTCAGGCTGCGCTCGCCGAGGCGCGAACCAAACTAGCCGCTCTCTCCGCTCGCACACCAGGTGGGGTAAGCGAGAGATGTTGGGCAGGGCTCTACGAGGCCGACCTGTGGTCGAGGTAACCCACCTTACAAGGAGAATACGATGAAGCCTGGGCTCTACGACATGGTTCGCGTCACCGACCAGACCGGTGTCTCCGGTACGGGCCGCGTTGCCCAGGTAGCGGTCTTCGAGGACGGTTCTGCCGTCGTGAGGTGGATGACGGGGAAGGACTCCACCGTCTGCTGGGCCAAGGTCCAAGACGCACTGGACGTTCACATCAACTGTCACCCCGATACAACCAAGCTTATCCCGGTGGGGGCCCTTCGGGAGCAGCACCAGAGTCCACGAGAGGTCGACGAGTCTGCCAGGTGGGCCGCGATCCGTGACGTCGACAGGCGAACTACTAAGGCCATCTACGACTGGTGTGCCTCCCGTGCGGTCCGGTGCAAGGAGCACAATAGTCACGGGCTCTACTTCGATGTCTGGGTGGGGACCAAGCAGATCATGTTCGACTGCTCGCCCGAGGACATCTCCCACGAGCTACGGCGCGGCAAGGGCATCGTCGTCGTACGTGACGCGTCCCACGGTTGGGACAACATGAGGATCTACGGAACCATCAACATGTTGGACAACGACGCTGGCCGAACGCTGGACATCTGGCTTGGATGTGGAGAGGAGCGGATCGAGAAGGACTAACTCGATGCATCCGACACCAGACTCCTTACGGTCAAAGGACAGCTAGATGGGAGCTCAAGTGCATATTCGGTTGGAGAACTGCGGCCAGCGGAAGATCCAGGTCATCAAGGACTTGCGGACCGCCTACGGGTTCAACCTCGTGACGGCCAAGTCTTGGGCCGACAAGGCGCCGTGCATCTTGCCCGCGACTCCACCTGGAGTGGCCGGTAAGCTGATCAAGGATCTGCGGGACAGCGGGGCGACGGTTTCTGTGGTCGACCCGTCGGTGTTGGACCAGATGGCGGCGGTGTCCTTCATCCAGTCGGCTGCGGCCTCTCTTGGAGAGGGCGATCTGGCAGAGACCCGGACCGCACTGAGAGCCGCGCTTGCTCTGGTTGGCGATGTCTGAGGACTACGACTGCCAGGCCTGCGGGGCGTGTTGCATCTCCAACTGGGACACCGAGACCTACATCTATGTCTCGGACAACGACATCAGGCGCCTCCGGATGGCATATGCCGAGCCGACCGTTAAGCGCCTCGTTGGCGGACTGGACGATCCCATGGAGCAAGGAATACGCACCAAGAAGAACACCCAGGGCCACATCGCCTGCATTGCACTGCGCGGCGCTGTAGGAAAGCGGTGCTCGTGCGGAATCTACGAGGCACGGCCCAAGGTGTGCCGAGGCTTTAAGCCGGGGTCAGAGTCGTGCCAGTATGCCCGCCAAGAGGCGGGCATTGACACCTAGCCTTGTTGAACCGCCGACCTGGGAAGTCGCCAGTAGGTTCCATCAGAACGCGCTTGCAGGATGGAGCCGCTCCCTACGTTGTAGGTCTGGTCCAGCCTGTCGATCTCCACCTGGGCCGCGAGCGCCTTCATCCGGGCGAGCTCGACCTGTAGGTCAGCTACCAGTGATCGGAGGTTCGCCGCCTCGGCGGTTACCTCCCGCAGCCGGGCTGCAAGAAATACAGACGCATCGACCTGAACAGGGACATCGGCGGACGCCGGTGACAAGCCCTCCTGCGCGGTGGTCGTATTCTGGTCCATCTATCACTCCGAGGGTAAGTCCGCCCGCACATTGAGGGCGGCCGTTTAGTGTTTAGGCTTCGGCAGACGTTGTGCCAACTACGCCATCAGTCCGAGGTCTCGGAGCGTTGTTCTGATCGTATTGATCTTAGCAGTCAGATCCGAGAAGTTGTCGTTGATGGTAGCGTCGTCCCCTGTACCAGCTACGGCCACGACCGTGTCGTTAGCCGTGCCGCCAGTACTGTCTGTTAGCGCCACCATATCCACCGGCTGGGCGACTAGGGCTGCTCCGAAAAACCCAACCTGAGTTGATGTAAGCCGATGAAAATCGGCTCCGATGACCGCGCTGGTCCCGAAATACCCGGTGCGTGGGCGAGTGGCGCCATCTGCGCCGATGTCGTAGGTGTCGTCTGCTACCGCCAACAGGTGACCGGAGTTTGTGACCTGCCAGCGGCCAACCCCGGCCGTGTCTAGCTGAACTCGCCCGTGGGTTCCACCTCCGGCGGCTATACCACCGCGAACAAACGCGTTGGCACCGTGGTTATTGTTGGAGACGCCGTCCCCGCCCTTGAGAATACCGTCGGCGGCCAGACTAACCAGCGTGGCGCTGGCATCACCTCCGCTAAAGGTGCCGGTCCCGGACACCCCGCCTACAGCGTCTGTGACCCCTCCTCTTACCACCAGAGGTCCGGCGGTGGTTCCGGGCCCTCCCTCAACGGTGACTGCGCCTCCGGTAATACTAGGGCCAGCACCACCGACCACCAAAACAGCGCCGCCTCCAGCGGCACCGGATCCACCTCTGATCTCAGCTAACCCACCAACGCCGGACGCACCACCGCTACCACCTCGAAACCGGCTAGCGCCGCCAGCCCCGGTGGTTAGCCCATTACCGGCGATGAGGTCAAGACTGGCTCCGTCGACGGTGGCGCTGATGGAATCGACACCACGAATAGTGGTGACCGCCCCCTCTAGTCCGATGTTCAGTTGTAGTCCGGCTGGATCCCAGTGGACCAGATTTGACCCGTCACTGGCGGCGAATTCCCCTGGCGCGTTAGCAACAGATGTCGATCCGATATTCAACCAGTTTGTGATCGATACGCCCTCACCCACAATCACCTGCGTGGACAGTACCTGTTGGGTGTTACCAGGCGCTCCGGCGGGCGCAGTTCGGAGCTGGATGGTGCTTGGTGTGGCGTTGCCGGTCCCAGGGCCCGCGACGATGATAAGGTCAGACCCAGCCTCGTTGGTTTGAGCAGTACTGATCCTAGAGGACGAGACGGTTACCGATTGAGCGGTGGTGCCCACCTCACCCTTACCGAGGTAGAAAACAGCGATCGGGTTTGACTGCGACCCGAACACGAACTGGTTTACGGCCGTGGTGGCGGCGCCCGCACCCCAGGCGTGCGCTCCGTCGAACGTCGATGCGGCCCCACGTCCCCACGCAGAGCTGTCGACACCCGAAGCTCCCGCGCCGTATCCGACCGCTTGAGCTCCGGCCGCCGTGGCCGAACTGCTAGCCCCGACAACCACTGTCTCAATGGCTGTGGCGGACGATGATCGGCCGGAGGCTACGCTATCCTGCGCGGCGGCGGCGCTGCTTCCAACGGCAACGCTAAAATCACCAGAAGTGGAGGCGCCGGCTCCGATGGCCGTCGAGTTGGCAAAGGGAGTTGACGCCGCGTTTCCGACCGCCAGCGAAGACGCTCCAGCAGCAACAGACCCCAGTCCAAACCGCTCGCTTGAGCCCCCGGCGCCAGGTGAACTAATGGCGCCGTTTACGACCAGGAGTCCGGTCGTAAATCCTCCAGGCGCGGCATCAATGGTGAACTTGACGGTGCCTGAAGGCGATGCCAACCCAGCGCTCACCTGATCTGCGTCATTGACCAGACGAACCAGCGACCCGGTGTCGTGCCACCCCGCGTCCACGCCTGGGCCCGTGGGCCCCTCTGGACCCGCCACAACGGTGAACCCGGTCGCTGGCGGACCAACAGTTTCGGTGATTTTGTTCGCTGCTAGAAGCCGAGCTACGGATGGGTTGCTCGACAGCGATGTGAAAACGGCGCCCGGTGCATAGCTCGTCGACCCGTAACCATCTACCTCTTCCACGACGACGGGGAGTGGGGAGACCACAAGGTATGTCGTAAGCACTGCTTGCATGATGGCCCCAACGGGTGACGCTTTATCGCCTAGTATACACCGTCGGCATCACCTAAATCCGTAGTCCGGAAACCTACTCGGCGGGCTAGAGCAGTTAGTCGTTGATAGGGCCAGGAAAAGTGAACCTCCGATTGCGGTGTGGTCTCCGCACTCGCGCCAACCCGCCCACCGCTGGTGGTAGCCCATCCAGAGTGTGGATGAAGGCTGGTCCCTGAATAATCCCCGGAACACCTTGAGATTGATGGCTGAACGCAGGGCCTTGAACCAGTCCTGGCGGCCCTTCCGCAAGGTGGATAAACGCAGGGCCTTGAACCAGTCCTGGCGGCCCTTCCGCAAGGTGGATAAACGCCGGGCCTTGAACAGCCATTCCTACACCGTCTCAGGAACCAGCACAGTTAGATTGGTTCCGTTGAGGATCGAGTCCGTGAAGAAATCCCAGGTGACAGTGTTCACAGTGGTGCCATCTGCAGTCACGCCCTGAACCTGGTTCCCAACCCGGGTTCCACCCCCTGTGGCTGTCCCGGTCAGTGTCGCCAAAGCCACTGCGCCCTGCTGGGCGACTGATCGTCGAAACTGAACGTCTACGGTTCCACCGCCCGAGGCTATAAACGCAATGGACTCTCCTCCCGGGACAGGAGTAACGGATACGATCCGAACGCCGTCTTGGGTCGGCGTGTAGAAGTAAGCGCCGCCGTTTCTAGTGGAATGATGCATTGAGTCGCGCACAGCGCCGCCCGATCCTACGAACGTGATCAACGTTGCGGGCCCTTGCCATTGGCGGATACTAAACGGTGTGCTGGGCGCGGAGTCCTCGCTAAACGCAAGATAGGTCAGCAGTGTACCAGGAGACGTCTCTGTGTCCTGCACTAGATGGCAACGCTTTGTTAGGCTGGCGCTTGCACTGCCGCCATCGCCGGTAGCGATAAGGTCCGTCGTAAGCACGCCGCTTGTGATGTCTGTCATCCCGGTCCCATCGAAAGGAGATGGGATGCGACTGCACCTCCACCCATAAGAAACGTTGTTGATGAAGTGGATCGAGAACAGATCAGTACCGTCCGAGAAAAGCGCCAACCGTGTTTCACCGTTGGTGCTTATTACACCTGGTGTCGCCTCAATGACGGCAGCCGCTGACCAGGCACCTGTGAACTTTAGTAGTCTGATCGTGGACGGACTGGTTGTAAACACCGATAGGTAAAGCACACCGTCTGGACCAATGGCGAACGACGATATGGCGTAGTGTGAGAACCCAGAGGAGTAGGTAGCCCATGTAGCGGTGGTTGGATCGAAAGAATACAGGACCGCGTTAGACGCGGGTCCGTGTAGAACGTGAATAGTCGTACCGTAGAGGATCTCTGCTCCTAGGATAAAGGACGCATTTGATGGGCCCAAGACCTCAGCAGTTGCCCCGTCACTGAGCCTGTAGCTCCAACCAACCA